CGGAAGTTCCCTTGGCGACACTTCCGGAGACCGCTAACTTGCAGCCGGAATTAGTTTTCAATGGTCTTAAAGGCATAATCGCGTTCGAGATCCCGAACAAGCTTCCGAACAACGAGTTCCCGGATTCCCCCTACGGCGCGTCGGACTATGCCGGTGCACATTCGAGCTATGACGCGCTTGACGAGGTGCTCTCGGAAATGTACTCGGAAGTTAGGAACAACAAGCCTATGCGGTATGTTCCTGATACGATGTTGAGATTTCTCCAGGACGAGAAAGGCAGCATCGACATAAAGATGCTCGACCCGTTCGTCCAGAACTATATCCGGGTCTCGGGCGATCCTGACCAGAACGCGAAGAACGAAATCGTCGTGGCGGAAATCAAGGATAAGCAGGAATCGCTCAAACAGAAATGGGTCACCGCGCTGACGACGGCGCTTAACATCGCCGGATTATCTCCTTACTCAATCGGCATCACCGGCATTGAGAGCGTCGACGCTTCGGCCGAGAGCCAGCAGGAACGGAACAAGACCACACTCGAAACCCGTTCCTCGAAGCTTAAGCTCTGGGGCCCGTTGCTTGAAAAACTGCTGTTACAGTTTATTGCTCTGAATTCCTGGATGCAGAAAAATCTTGAAAACCTTAAGCAGGAAGACATTCCGGACATAAACATTGACCTCACTAACTGCAGAATCAACGTCAAGTTTGGCGACTATGTTATCGAGAAACAGGGCGACAAAATCAATACGTGGGGGACGGCTAAGCAATACCGGGTATCTTCGACGCGGGAAGCTGTGAAAAACATCCACCCCGACTGGAGTGACAGGCAGATTGATGAGGAAGTCAACCTAATCCGGTTTGAGGAAGGGATGGCGCTTGACAGCCCAGATAACCTGCCTAATCTTACTGGCTATGACGAAGAAGAGGAGCCAGAAGACAAGAACGAGAGTGTCGATGTCGAGAAACAAAAGACAGGGCAGCAAGAACAAGACATGACGAAGATGATTGAGGCCCAGAAAAAAGAACCAAAGAAGAAGGAGTAATGCGCTGTGGAAGCGAAAACCCTGGAGCCGATTAAAAGTCCGAACGAGAATGTCGCGCAGAAAGCGGTCGTTCTGGTCCAGACGGCAACGACAAAGGTCAAGGAAGCGATCACCCTCGGCATCATGCAGGGCCAAAGCCGGGACGAACTGACGAAGACACTCAACAAGTTAATCGCCCGGTACTGTAGTCAACTTGAAAACCCGGTATTGCGCGAGGAAGCAAGACAGGCACTAGTCCGTTCCTGCCGCAAGTGGTTTTACCAGTTGGAGCAGACGATCAAGATCCTCAACCGGAACTTGGCGAACCAGGTCAAAAGTGAGTTCACTGGCGAAGTGTTCGTCGGTGACATCATGGCGCTTTTGCACGACGTCGACAAAGTCCGCATAAACGCGATCCGGCCGCTTCTGGATCAGGCGCGGAAAGGGCTGGCCGTTATTGAAGACTACGACAAGCAACTCAAGATTGCGCTTAAGGCCCTGGCCGCGGAACCTCCGAAGGTAGTCAAGGTCGGGGCGACAGAGAAGCGCAAGGGCTACACCTACGTCATGTCGCTCCGAAACCGGGCCGAGATGGCCGTCCGGTACGAAGCTAATATGGAGGACTTGCAGCGGTACATTGACGAGGGCGTCGAGTACGTTTGGACGACGAGCCACCCGGATGCGAGCCCCCGGTGCGCACCGCACCAGGGTAAGCTGTATAGTATAAACCCGAACAACAGGCAGGGTGTAAAAGATGGGATACCGTACACTTACCTGCCAGATGTTTTGCGGTTCAACGAAGGAAACTCGATAATCAATGGCTACAACTGCCGGCACCGGCTCATACCGTATCAGCCAGGATCCCGACCGCCGCAGGAATACAGCCGCGAGGAGATCAAACGTGAATACGCGATCGACCAGAAGCAGCGCTATTACGAGAACAACATCCGGCAGCTGAAGATGGAAGAGCGCTTGATGCGGCAGGCCGGATACACCAACGAAGCGAAGCGTCTTCGCTTGAAGTGGCGTAGACTCAACAAGGAATACGAAATTTACAGTTTACAGCACGGGCGTGCTTTTTACCGCTGGCGGACGATCGTCAGCGAGGACGAAAAATACTATACGCCAGAATAGATTTTTCTTCATAATTCACCCTCTCCTTCCCAGGGCCGGCAGTTGCCGGCTTTTCAATAGCCTATTATGCCATTCGGCTGATAGATAGATTTCGCCTGGCGGTGCGACAACCGTCCTTTTTCACATCTCCCAAAAATCGGGTCGCGCCCGTAAAACGCGTAGAAAGGAGTATTGAAAATGCCTGATGCATTAAAACAGTTAGTCGGCGAAGACGTGTATAAGCAGCATATCGAGCCGAAATTGGGCGCCGAAAAAAAATACTTTTTTGGCGAAGGTGAATTTATTCCGAAAGGTCGTTTTGACGAGGTCAACAACCAGGTCAAAGACTTGAAAACTCAAATCACCGAGCGCGACAAGCAGCTCGAGGATCTCAAGAAGGCCGCGGCTAACAACGATGAGTTGAAGAAAAAAATCGACGAGTTGACCGACCTCAACAAGAAGACTCGCGAGGAGTACGAGAAAAAGATCGCTGAAAAGGAATACGAATATGAGTTCGAGAAGTCTCTTTCAGCGGCAAAGCCGAAGGATGTAAAAATCCTAAAAGCTCTTATCGACCAGTCAAAGGTCACCTATAAGGACGGCAAGTTCTACGGCCTCTCGGAGCAGATCGAAGCGCTTAAAAAGTCGCACGATTATGTTTTCGAGGCCGAACAATCCCCAAAGCCGGCGTTTCCGACATCGAGTGGTTTGCAGCCAGCAGGCGGCAAGGTAGTTCCCTCAGCTGCGGGCAACCAAGCACAACAGCAGCAGACAATTCAAAGGCCGTGGAACCGCCGCAGCCCATTCAAGCAGATTTAATTTAAGGAGGTTTATTAGTTAATGTCTAGTTCCTATTCTTCGCAACCGAACTATGCAGAGATTTGGTCTCCTAAGTTGTTGGAGATCAAAATCCAGGAAAGCCTTACCTCGCCGTTCATTGTTCCGAACGTAAAATGGTTAGGCGCGCGTACATTCCACTTCACCCAGATGGCCGTCAGCGGCTTTAAAACACATCTTCGTGATGGTTCTGGGTTTAATAAAGGCAGATGGGTGCAAAACGATGTCCCGTACACAGTTATGCACACTCGTGACATTTCGTTCTTCGTTGACAAAGCTGATGTCGATGAAACCAATTATCTTGCATCAGCAGAAAATATCGCGATGATATTTCAAAAGACTCAGGCCGTTCCCGAATTGGACGCACTCTTCTTTGAACGCGTAGCTCAAGCTGCGATAAACGGAGTATGGCATTCCGGCTCTCAAGCCGCGGAACCGATCGAAAATCTTTATAGTACGACCAAAGTCAGCGCATATACAAATAACGCTGTTTCAAAAATTAAAAGTTATATTTCAAAAATCAAAAAATATCGGCCAAGCCTGATTTGCTACGTTTCGAGTGCAATCATGGATAAACTGGAGACTTCAACCGAACTTCAGCGCAAAATCGAAATGGTGACCATTCCGGAGGGCGGTATAGGAATTGAAACCCGATATACGTCCATTGACGGCGTTCCGATTCTCGAGTGTTGGGAAGACGAGCGTTTTTATAGCGCATTTAATTACAATCCCGCTGATGGAGGATTCGAGCCGCAAAAAGACACGTATGCAAAGACGACTGACGAGACAGTCGTCGATGGGAAAACTTATTATTCAGAATCTGGCGGGGTTTACACCGCGGTAGACGAACCGTCTTCTGAAGGGCTTGCAACTTATTACGAAAAAGTCACTTCGGCGGGTGTCAAACTCAATGTTGTTCTTGCGTCTCTGGAAACAGTAATTACCGTTCCGAAAATCAATTCGATTTACTTCTTCCCGCCGGGCACCCATTTGCACGGCGATGGCTATGTATTTGCTACCAGGGAAGATTGGGACACCTTTGTCTTCCCGAACGGCAAAAACAATAAGATTGACAGTGTCTATGTTGATTTGCAACAGGCTGAAACGGCTGAGTAATTATATTTTTAGAAGAGGAGGAATTTATTCCTCCTCTTTATTTTCATAGGAGGTCATTATGACTGAGAATAGAGTACAAAAATTTGCGAATGATTTTTATCAGCAGTTCGGCTTAAACCTGGAACAACAAATCCCAGGGAATCAGCCAAACAAACTTATTGCCTTCGCCAACCGCATCGAGCGCATTGTTTACGAAGAAATCAAAGAAAAATGTCCGACGTTTCGGCATACGCGATTGTCGGCAATGCAGCGCGACGCAATTTGGCGGGTGTGTTTGGAGCAGGCGTATTATCAACTTACTAATTACGACATGAACGTCTTCGTCGGCATCGATCCGGTGTCGGGGTCGACCATTCCGCTTGACGAGATACGAGGGCGCGCTTTCTCCCCGCTCGCGAGAAAAATGCTTGTAAACGCCGGGTTATTCTACGCTGGCATTTATTTGCGTTCGGCGGACGATAAGCCGTTCACATCATTTTGGGAGGATTAGGGCTATGCATTACAGGTTTGATAAAACCGCTATCTGGCACAAAGCTATTCCCTCGAACGACAACGAGCAGCTACGCCCCGGCGTAAAGGGTGTGAAGTTCCGGTGCTTCGAGGCAGTGCTCAAATCAAAGGGTTTTACACAGATTTTACAGGGCGCAACCGGGGGCATCGCGACGCTGGCATTGCAAACCGATGACCAGGTCGCCCGCGAGATCGAGTCAGAGGATGCCGTCGAGTACGGGGGTTACGAGTACAGGGTGATCTCCGTTGCCGAGGTCAAGGGGCTCGCGTTTCGCGGGCACAAAGAATATGTGATTTCCCTCGGGTGATAATATGACCCAGCGATTATATGAATGCTGCGTCGTCCTGCATAGTGCCCTGGTTGCAAACGCCCCGAAAGACACCTGGAACCTGGCGCTGAACTCGATCCGAATCGTCCAGGAAGGCGGCAGCTATCACGTCGTTGTGGGCGGCGAGATCGCGCCTTACGCCATCTACACCAACGAGCCCTGGCTCCGCGGGAAAAATCCGAACGAGGGTTGGATCGAGCGGACGATTGAAGAGTGCCTGCCGATAATTCGGCAGATCATGAGCGGGGCGCTTACCAAAACGGAGGTTGAAGAGTGGATGCGTAATAACTATCACCGGAAACTCGCTCAACATTACCACGAGCATATCGAGAAAAAACTACGTGAATTGGAGCGGATAGCGGTATGAAAACATTCGAGCAGGTATACAAAGAAAAATTCAAAGGTCAACTTGAGAAGTTTATCGATAAGCCTTTGCGGGTGACGAACGATCTTAACTACAGGCCCCTCGAGGACGATCCGAACGAGGTCGCGGTTATCATCCGGACGGGTCCGGGGACTAGGTCGTCCATCGCTGGTTACGACCTGACATCGCTAACTTTTTACGTTGATTTTATCGTTGCCGCCAACGCTGTTCAGGAGCTCCTCGGGGCTCTCAATAACCTGACGCTGTACTATAACGCAGTTTGGGATAGCGTTACAATTGACATCTACAATCCTGGTCAGGATAGGAACATAACCACGACATTCCATTTCAAGCCGATTTTCTCAACGCCATTTATCCAGGGAAATCAGTTCAGTTTGCGCACGAAACAGGGGACGATTAACGCGATCTCCGTCAACATGAGCGTCACCGTCGGTTATGCAAGCAACGCAGCTGTATTGCCGGAGACTTATAAATTGCGGATAGGCGGCCGGGATTACGTCATCAACTACGACAGCCGGACGGTCGTA